CGTGTGGACGTAGGCGACAGGGTGCAAGTCACAGTCTCGGAGCTTAATTACTCCAACAAGGTATTCCGTTGTGCTGCTTGGTCTTTCTCAGACACTCAGGACGGGGTGGTCAACCTCACACTCTTAGAGGACGACTCAGGATCATACGCAGACCCAGCGGCGAGCGAGTACAGCACGATCTCAGCAAGCGGGGTTATTACAGAAGGCTTCCGTGGAGTACCAGACCCACAGAATCTGACGGCGAATGGCGGACTGAAGCATATTGAGTTGAATTGGACTAACCCAGTCAACCCCAAGCTCTTTGAGACTATTGCAATCTATGCGTCTGCGGACTCGTCATGGAACAACGCCAAGTTGATCGGTGAGACGAGAGGGACGCAGTTCTTCCACGATGCTTTCAATCGTATCGACCCAGTGGTTGTAGGGAATCAGCGGTACTACTGGGTGAGAGCGTTTGCATACGCTGGTGATAAGAACAGCAGCCAGCCATTCGTAAAGTCAGACCGTAACCCGGACTCAGATACGTCAAACATCATCGCCACCGTGGGGCCGAATAACCCTGACTACTCCGATATCGTTGACGATACGCCTACGCAAGATCCTCCGACCGGATTGACCCTTACAGAGACCACGGCGCTAGGTAATGACGGCTCGGTGCTTCCTGCCATCAAGGCCAAATGGACGCCACCCACCGCTAACACCTTCGTGTCGTTCTATGAAGTGCAGTTCAAACGCACTAGCGCGGGCGAGATAGACCTTGGCGCTGTCGCTAATTCGTTCACATCGACGCAAGACTATGGCTCTGTCGCTAGTGCTACAACCATCGAACTGAATTTCGGCGGGGTGAATGAAGCCATCTCTGGCGCAGACACCGACTTCTCATCCATCAATGTCTACGGCGATTCCACGGTCATCACTGGCATGGAGGAGCTAGAGGAATTCCAGTTTAAGGTTCGAGCGGTATCACTGACCGGCAAAGTGTCAGCGTTTGTAACTGCTAATATCACGCTGCAAGGCGACCAGACACCGCCAGCCGTTCCGTCTAGCTTCACCGCGACAGGCGGCATCCAGCAGATCAAGCTCGATTTTGAGTTACCTTCGGACAGTGATCTGGCCTATGTCGAGATCTTTCAGAATACAGTCGACAACCAGGCCACATCGACGCTCATTGTCAGATCGAAGACTGACCAGCATACAGTCACCGGATTAGCCAATAACGTCACTCGCTACTTTTGGCTTAGGAGTGCAGACCGCTCTGGCAACCTCTCCGGGTTTACCGCATCAGTCAATGCAACGACACAGAAGGTCGTGCTTGATGATCTAGCGCAAAACGTCCTCGATGAGCTAGCCGCTGGCAATGCTTTCGGTATTGAGCCAGTAAGCACCCTCTCAGGAGTCACAGGAGCGCATGTCGGACAGATTAAGTTCCTGACGACCACAAGCACCCTATTCGTTTGGACAGGCTCAGCGTGGACTACAGACCTTTTCACGGCGTCATCGGTAAATCCTGGGTCAATCACTGCGGCTTCGTTTGCTAGTGGCGTTGAGCCAATCTCAGCAGTTACGAGTCTGCCATCACCCACTGGGTATACAGGGCCGTCGATTGTCTTCCTTACGAGCGATAAGAAGCTCTATAGATATGACTCGTCGGTTCCTGCATTCACGACCTTAGTAAGCACCGCCGACTTGTCAGGTACTTTAGGCGAGAATCTCTTCAGCGACACGGTGAGACCCGTCGAGAGAGTAAGTGCATTGCCGACCACCAACTTGACTACTGGTCGAGTGGTCATGCTTACCAGTGATAACAAGCTCTATCGGTACAGCGGAACTTCGTGGACTACTGCGATATCAGCGGCAGACCTTGATGACCAAGTGAACCTCGCTACTCAGGTCTTCGGACAGGTGCAGGCATCTAGCCTCACGGCAGGCCAGATCTCGACTGCATCTATTCAGGCCGGGGCCGTGGTTGCTGATTCTGTTGCGAGCGGGGCGATTAGTGCAGTCAAGTTGGCAGCCGATTCTGTCACTGCTAACGCCATAGCAGCAAACGCTGTCACGGCATCAGAGATAGCGGCATCAACGATAACGTCAGCCCAACTCAACACCTCACAGATATTCGCAGATTCAGCGGTGATCGGTGCCATACAAAGCTCATCTATCACCACGGCGGCAGTGGTCGCTGCCATAGGTACGTTTGAGTTCATCCAGTCCTCGAACATCCAATCGAATGCGATAACGGGCGGAAAGATAGCGGCTTCGACTATCGACGCAAATAAGCTAAACGTATCAAATCTCGCTGCGATCTCAGCCAATTTAGGCGCCGTTACAGCGGGGTCTATCAACGCGGCACAGGTGACGGTCTCGAATATCAATGGCTCAAACATTGCTTCGGGTACGGTTCCGACTGCCAGGTTAGATGTGTCGGGGATAATCAGCGCAGGCGCTATAGTCATCAACGGGTCAAACATATCCGACCTTACAAACAACAGTGGGTTCATCACTGGCGGTCAGGTGAACACAAACGTCACGGCTATCTCTGGCGGCGTGATTACGACCGGCACCATCAACGCTAGTCGCATCAACATAGACAATGTGACGCTGGATACTAATGGCTCCGGCCAGCTAATCATTCACGCTTCTGGTGTTAATTCTGCGCAGATCGCAGCAAACGCACTAGGCACGATCAAGGGAGACAGCACCAGCAATCAGACAGCGCAACAGTTCAGCACCAGCTACACATCATTTATCGCATCGACGCCTTTCCATCAGTTCGGCGGTCAGACTCTACAACTGTTGGCTGACATCACATTTACGACACCGCTTTCTACTTCGGATCTGATCGACTACTTGATAACACTGCAAGGCAATCCAAGTGGCACATTTTCTAGTTCGTCGGTCACGATGATTACTACGCACATCCAGCGCACTGCTTCTTTGGGTCAGAGCTACGATGTGAACGGCACGCGAAGCGGTGATTTCAACTCTTATGGCTTCTCTTTCACCACCGGCACATCTTCTGGTGGGATACTGATGAAGCCAAGCACTCAGAGCTTGCGAGGCGGGAGCACAATCTACGTGAAACTGTATGGCTATCAAAAGAACGTCACTAGTACGCCACAGTGGGACAATAACTTCGTGACAGCAGAGGCGTTGGCGCGATGATCTACAGTGGCGATTCAGAAAACCCGAAAGCGATACCTACAGAGCAAATCAATAGAAAACGTCGGGGCGAGGCTTTGCAGGAGACTGACTGGACTCAGGTTGGCGACTGTGTTTTATCGGATGAGGCGAAGGTGCGGTATAAGAACTATCGGCAGGCTTTGCGCGATATTACACTGCACGCAAACTGGCCTAATTTAGATGACGAAGACTGGCCCACATTGGAGACTTAGATGGCTACACAATTACAGATTAGGCGTGGCACCAGTTCACAGGTAGCCGCATTTACCGGCGCGGAAGGCGAGATCGTTGTCAATACGACTAACGACTCCGTGCATGTTAACGATGGATCAACCGCTGGCGGTTTTGAGCTAGCAAGAGCGGATCTTAACAACGTATCAGACACCAGCCTAAACGCTGCGCTGACAGGCAACACAGTAAGCGCGTTGACGATCACCACCCTAACGCTTGGCAGTACAGCAATTACTGCGACGGGCGCTGAGATAAACATTCTGGACGGTGTGACGGCGACGGCAGCAGAGCTAAACATTCTTGATGGCGTCACTAGCACCGCTGCAGAGTTAAATATACTTGATGGTGTGACAGCGACCACGGCAGAGCTTAATCACGTCGATGGCGTTACGTCAGCAATACAGACGCAGATAGACGCCAAAGCGCCACTAGCATCACCTACGTTCACTGGGACAGTGACTACTGCCGCACTGACCGGCACTTCTGCGACATTCACAACTGCTGATAACTCCGACAATCTGACGCTAACGTCAACGGATGCTGATGCAACAACAGGCCCAAACGTAAACTTTTACCGCAACTCTGGAAGCCCCGCAGATAATGACCATCTGGGAGAAATACGTTTTACGGGCAGGAATGACAACTCTCAGGATGTCATTTACGCCAACATCGAAACAAGAATTAAAGATGCTAGCGATGGCTCAGAAGACGGTTACTTTGACTTTGAGACGATGCTGAACGGTACGTTGCAGAGCCGTTTAATAATGAACGAAACGGGTACAATTTTTAATGAAGACTCCTTAGACCTAGACTTCCGCGTTGAGTCTGA